GAAAATGCCAATCCAAAAGATTCATACGGGTGAAATGCGGTGCAAGGAGCTGTGAATAATTCGCAGCAGGAACAACTGACATAACACCAAGAATATAACCATCTTCAGGGCAATACTTACGAATAACATGACGCATACCAGATTGGAGCGAACCTTGACCAGCAAAACTACCTAAGGGGTTTCCTTCAGTAGGAGTTGTCTGAGTTACCTTGTATACCGGAATGGTATCAGAAATACCACCAAGGAACTCGGGCATCATAAGTTCGTCATAATCCAAATTGACATCAAAGAGACCTTTCACAAGATTCTTGTAACGTGGGGTTTGACGAATGCGGATTTCAAGGAAACGCTGGAGTGAGTTAACATTCCGGAAGTCAGAAATGGAAATACCAGACGTAGCCATACCAATAAGGTTGTGGATAACATCAGTAGGAGCGTTGGAACTCTTAATTTGAAAGCCTGTAACAGTATCACCATCATCCGCAGTTTCAAGTTGAGCATGATATTCAGTACCGGCAGCATCTCTAAAAGTCGCTTCGCCAAGGGACGTAATACCTACAAGAGGAGCAACACCTGCCTGCGGAGACTGTAAGGCGGTAGTATAAGCATCAGGTTCCCAATTAGCATAGTGCAACTGATATTTATACGTATCGGAACCACCTTTCGTAGAGGGTACATATTTATTGTATTCAGGCTTACCATCAACAATAAAGGGGTTATTACGAATATCACGACCAAAAGCATTGTAGTAAGATTCGTATGCACGGAATGGCAAGGCAGACAACGGGATGGACGGTAAATTAGAATTAGGAGTATAAAAAGGACAATTTGCAGCCTCAGGCTTATTCCACTCAGACGAAGTAGACGTATAATAAAAATTATTTAAAATATCTATATCGTAGAGCTCTCCTGTTTCCGTCTTCGAACCATTGGAATAAGTAATTATTTTTACCTCATGAGCATATTTGGGTTTCACCTTACGAACATCAACCCAAAATACCAGTTGAACAACACCTGTAAATTGAGATTTAGGAGCAGAAACAACATAATAATTTCCCTTAACAGATTCAGATGTGAAATCCTCATATGAAAAATTAGCAACTTCATTACCAGCGGCATCATAAAATCCCATCCAAAACGGACTTGAATAAGTTGAAAACCACTCAGTAGGAATACGAAACTCGATTTGTTCGATACCTATTTCCGAAACATTCCAAACATAAGGAACACCAAAATAATAGCTTTTATAACCGGCAGATGGTCCTGCCCAATTGTTCGTTACAAAAATATTCTTCAATGATTGTCCTTTTAGACGATTATAAAAAACGCCAATAGAACCGTCAGGATTGTCACTATGTTGAGAGACCGGAAAAACAGGATGTCCAATTTCAGGATCACTATTAATTGTTTCAGAAAAAGTAATTCCTTTCAACCGGTCGTAAGTACTTCTATTAGATTCCGATTCATAGCCATAAGACCCAGTAATAGTAGTAGGAACACCAAGATAATCAGCAAGTGTTCCTGTTTGCAAGTCATCAGAAATATTAAATTGTTTATGTCCTTGCGGGGTATCTTCGGCAGTAGGATCTATCCAAGGAGGAGTAACGGTCTCATCACCTCCAAAGAAGGACATCCAGTCTTCCCAAAGAGTACGAGTACGAACATAAACAAAATGTAACCGTACATAAAGTTGGGTCTGTATCGGAAATACAGTCGGAAGAAGTTGTAAATTGAAACGGGCGTTTATCTGAAACGAATCACCGAATGAGGCAGGAAGCAAACACACGGGTGTAATAGCTCCGAATTTCATTGTGAGATTGTTTACAAACGAGAGGTCAAAAGTAGAACGGTTGACACGGTCGATGTAAGCATCTTTTTTACGAAAAATATTTGCCATAATTAAAACTTAATATTAATGTCAGGAGTTTTTAAAGTATCTATACGCGTAGTAGTAGACTGTTGCGTATCTTGAGAAGAATTCTGGTTTTTCCAGAACAAAGACATCGAGGCTGTACAGCTATCCAAAAGAATAGCCGCGGCTACTCCGAGAATGAAAGTAGTCGCGTGCTCTATGATTTTATAAATCTGTTGCTTAGTCATCTTCCGGCTCAATTAAGTATTGTTCATACATACCGTCCGGTAGTTGACGGTCAGTAAGGATAAGCTGCATAGCGGCAGAGAGAGGAATGTGTTCACGAACAACAACAACAGTAGGCATCTCTTCCTGAGTAGAGAGGAACTTACGGGTTGTAAAAGTAGCACGGGGTTCATTGTCTTGTGCTGTAACTGAACAGCAATCTACATTTAATTTTACCATAATGTAAAAATTTTAAGTGAAACAAAAATTATTAGATAAAACTACCAAGAAATCATCTTGCATAAGTCCGGGTAGTTCAAAATTCACAAACAAAATATACTCATCCAGTGAGTCAAAAGTGCGATAAGTTATCTTATCTTCCTCATATCCTAATAATACCTTCGGATATATCTTCGCATAAATGTACGGCATAGTTACAAAGTTTCTTTGTAAATAGCAAGAATATTCTCACTATCTACTTTATATTTAACATAAGTTATATCTATCTCTGGTTGTGTTGACATTGTTTGACTTACAAACATCTGATGTTCCCGTTTTGCAGAGGTGAGTTGTTTATAAAAACTAGTGTCAAATTCATATGCGTTAAGCATGGTAAGCATGGGGTCAAGAATATTCTCGATTACCAATAAACTATCCTCTTTATAACAAGAAGAGAATTGCCTTGCATTATCCATGATGAAACGAGGAAAACGGTTTACACAGGTGTCGAAATCATAAAACGGGAATTTTTCATGAAGATATTTACGAGTAACATTCACTTCCTTATCAGCCATACCGAGACGTAGTTGCCAAAGGCATGCACGAACGGATAGAAAATAATCAACGAGTTGAATGGTGTCGCGTATTTCTTTCCGGACAAGCATGGATGGACAAGGATAAAGTTTTTTACGGAAGTATGAAGGGATGAATGAAGAAAAGCGTTCTCCTGTAAACTTATCCACAATTTCAATAGTAAGAACGTCAGGATGTTGATAAAACCAAAGTACATGGTCAAGGCACCATTTGTAACCAAGTCCTCCGCCACGGCGAGAGGATAGGTAAAACGTTGGGTTACAGCCTTTTGGGATGTCACTTTCCTTCCGCATGTATTTCATGCAATATTGAATGCCGCCTTGGGTACAAGGCTTACAATAAACAAAACCAAGTTCGCCTAGATAATCCCAATCAAAGCGATGAGTAAGTTTATTATAAACTCGTTTTCGAACAGACCAAGCCTGTAACACAGTTTTGTAAACATCCATAGCACTGAAAGCAATAGGCATGTTCCACAGAATAAGATGATAATGAGGCAGTTTCGTATGGCTGCCATACTCAGCGGCGGCAAAATACCGGATTTCCTCAGTAAAATTATGGTCTCGAGCAAGAATTTGACGCAAACGCTTAAGAAATTTTTGTACATCTTCTTTGTTGACACCGTCAGAAGGGCGGTGTAAATTGTTGTAAGTCAACGTTATAAAATAAGGTACTGTACGGCTGTGTTGAGTTTCAGCAACAGCGCGAAACATCCATTCACGGGCGTTACGTTTCCGACACAGGGCACATTTCCGACAAGGAATCGCCAAAAACATCGGCACAACATCACCGTCGCGGTCGGTGGTATAATAAGAATCCTGCCAGCATGCAAGGTTCTCAAAATCAATGCCTTTCGGAGAAAAACGAGCATATGGGAAAATCCAGCGCCATGCGGCGAGACGCATTTCGGGTACAAATTCTTCATCTCCATTGTAAACAAATTTTCCAGTTTGTAAGACAGCCTGCTTAAAGGCAGGATTTAAGATATATTTAGGTTTTTCACACAGAATGTTTTGCATAATTTTTTTTTTTTTTTAATCCTATCCCTGAAGCGTTTCACTCCGTTACGCAATGCTTGAGGCGTCATCCAAGATGACAGAGAGGTATTCGCGCTACCGCGCTCATGATTTCATAATTTCCTTTAATCTCTCAAGATGTGCAAAGATAAAGTGTAGTTAAAAATACCGTTTATCAACCTGAGCCAAATGATGTCAAAGTCGCTACGCTTTGTTTAACATCATTTACCACAGAACGCCAAACGCTATTTTTCCCTACGCATTGTTTTATTGCACGTCTCGAAAGAAAAAAGGAAAAATATGCTTTGATGTTTGCGATAGATAAGAGACAGAATGGATAAGAACGCAAACCGAAGTTGGAAACTTCGTAGGGCTGTAGCCTTATAATTGTTATTGGGCAAGGCAGCTCAAAAGAGCTGCTCATTCAAATCTTTCACACAAGCTGAGCAATGTGTCAGTTGTGCTACATATATCAAGTTAGTCGATGCCGGATGCTTCACCCGGTCCACAAGTTAGTTGACAAAAGTCAACGTAAGAGAATACTGCACGAGCCGCGCGATTACAATACTTCGCATTTATAATACCTACAAGCATATAATTAGACCTATAAGTTTGTTCCATATAGTCCCTAAAAGTTAAAGCTCTATCAGCCATGTTTACTCTAAGGGCTGGACAGATTACCTGATAAAGAGAATTGCAAGGTATATCTTTAACTTTAATATACTCCTGTCTCTGTTTCTCAATGTTTAAATACTGTAAAAGAATGTCCATAATTGTAATGTTTAAGGGTTAATAATCTTGTTTCTTACAACACTACAAAGATAGACATTCTTTAGAACTTTACCAAAAATTACGTGTTAACTAATCATAATAATCATAATAAGTATGTTTAGAGTTTCCATCAGTACTTTTAACCTCATGTTTTTCTCGAGGTTTGCCTGAATTACTTGAACGGGGATTCGCAAAAGGCACAAATCCTGCAACATCACCGAGGATAGCATGTATCTCTCGCATAGTACGTTCAAAATCATCCCAATTCATATCCTGAGACAAATCAAAACGAAGACGGGCTTCCTCAGCATTCACCTTAAAGCCTAAATCCTGATAGAACGAAGCCAAAGCTTCATTAAGCTTTTCCTGAGACTTCATAAGAGGCAACTTGACAGAGAGTTCTCGAAAAGCTAGCTTCAGTTGTTCTTCAGATACCTTTAATTGACCTTCAAGAACCTTAAGTTTGCCATGCTCAATATATGCATCCAAAGCAACACGAACGTGACGTTCCCAAACACGATCATCAACATCAGCAGCTTGTGAAATCAAAAGGTCTACCTCAGATTTTATCTTTTTAATAGAAGCATTAATTTGCTCAACCATACTACGAGCCTGAGAAGCTTGTGCATCATTAAGTTTGATTTTGCTATCATTAACAAGAATAACGCTCTCCATGGTATCCAACTGACCTTGATTGAAAGCATCCCTGAATGAAGCGTCAGATTTAAGAATATCATTCGTATGCTCCTGACCTTCAGTTTCAGCATTAGTCTTAGCAACCTGAGCTGATAAAGCGGTGTCAGCAAGAGCTTGAGAAGCAACGCTACCAATAGGTCTATAACGATTCCATGCAGAAGTATCAGCAACAGGACCAGAAGGTGTATGACCACCTTGAGCTTGGACAGATGAACCTTGTAAAGCTCCTTGTGTAACATACAAATCGGGGTTAATTCCAGCAGCCTGTAAGCGAGCCTGAACAGCAGCGGGAGCGTTATAGTCGTTATTAGCTTGCCAAAGCTTATAATTCCAATCATTTTGAGCTTCACGCTCAGAGGTTTGCCATTTACGTGTCTTCTCAGCTTCTTCACGCGCCGCCGCGAGCTGTTTATCAACAGATCGATTCTGAGAATGAGCACCAAATAAATTAGAGATGCCGGAAAGTGCGCCACCAATGAGCGCACTACCAGCACCAGCAAAGAATTTTCCCATTATTTCAACTCTTTACGCTTATCTTTGTAGGCGGCTACAATTTTAGCGCGAGCATCACGTTGAGCATTCCAAATATCGGCTATATCTTGACCACGGCGATATTCGACAGGAACTATCCAGGATTCTTCATCAGTAAAATCATCCGATGGTAGCTGTGAAATATTTTGTGAAGATATAGGCACGCCAGCTTTAGCAGCTTCATACATTTGGGCGGGAGTGTAAGCAAGGTCACCACGTACAGGAAGTTCACCCGGTTTTCGAGCACATGTACACGTATGCGTGTTCCAAGCATGAATTACTACTTGTTTCATAATTATTCAATATGAGGAATTGAGTTACGAGGTATAGTTGTCTTCTTAGTAATATCAAAAGCGATACTACCCAGAATCTTATCACCATTTTCCGATGTCATAGCAAATACATCATTAACATGGTCGGGGTTTACGAGCAAAAAGTCCTTAGATAATTCGGGGGCTTTATCAAACACGCGATTAATAAGGAAGTTTCTCATAGAACCACGGAATTCACCGTGTACTTCATCAAATGAGGAAATCAAATCCCAGTATGCACGCTGATAACCAAACACATTATTAACATTTGCGGGGTTCGCAACATAAGCTTGATACGGACACAAATGTTTGTATAACATAGGTTGGTAAGATATGTTGTTAAACTGCGGAAAATGCCAATCCAAAAGATTCATACGGGTGAAATGCGGTGCAAGGAGCTGTGAATAATTCGCAGCAGGAACAACTGACATAACACCAAGAATATAAC